CCCTATTACTAATGTTTTGCTTACCTAACTTTACGTTTTCTTTTATGAAACCGTATTGCTTCTTATGTATACACTATACTATTTTATCTCGTTGATAGAGAACTATCATTCAGACAAAAGGTTTGCTATACCTTTAATCGTCGTAAAGGCGCAGTTATTATATTTTCTGTTAAAAATATTAACCATTTTAAATTGCTTTGATGGTAAATTTATACTCGAGTAAAATCGGGAGTATATTACCCATGCTTAGCTTACAATTTATGATTCCATTTAAAATGGAAATTTGATTGTAATGATTTAGACTTGGCATTTTAGATGCCCAGAAGAATCCCACCTAATTTTCGAACTCCATCGAACATAAATGCACTCACAAAAGATGAGTCAAGCGCATTTTAGATGTATGAGCGTAGATAATTAGGAAGAATCGGTTTTCTGGCTTTAATTAAAACAATTTATTGTTTGTTATAGGTCCCAATATTATTATTAGTACCCTTAGTTTCAGCACGTCCCAGCGTGTAGGGAGTTGCATATCCCGTGATTTATATAAGGCTATGCTAGTAATATGAGGCATTTAGATTGATAATTTCAACTTTTTATTTGTTATCGTGATTGTTATTGAATAGTTTTTACAACTACCGATATTAACCCTTTTCTTTTTACAATGTTTAAGTACAACTTATTTGAGGAAACAATCACAAACGCAACACAAGGGTTCTGGTCACTATTTTATTTATTATTAATAGTGATTTCAGTTGTATATGTTACCATATACATAAATTTGCAAACTTTGCCTTCCCAATCAGGGAAAGCAGAGAGAATTGCACGATACGAATCGAAAAAGAAGAATGGCAAAAACGCTGACAGGCGTAAAGCTATTTCTAATAAACAACGATTCGATTACATAGCGGAATGTAAAAAACATTCCGCAAAAAACAACAACAGGAGGAAAGAATCGACTAAGATTCTTACTTCACAGACAGGAGTTTGCACGACACTCGGTTTTCCGGATGTTCATAAAGCAAACTTCGTATATGACGAAGTTAAATTTACTTTTAAGAAATTAAAAGATTATTTTACTAAATTTTCTAAACGTACAGATAATGCTGACGTAGATGAAGATGATAGAAAGAAATTTCGCGAATATTTTAAGGATTTAAAATTATGGATACTTAAAATATGGAATTTTGTTAAATCAAAACTTTTTAAGGTTGATTTCAACAAATATTACGCAATTTTTGGTTACGTGGTGGCGTGTAAATTATTTAAACAAATGTGTCTTATTTTAGACATGTTAGTTTCTTTAGAATTTGTGGATAATTTTTCCGTAGATTTTAGAGGATATAAATTATATACACCAAACCATTTAGGAAAGAAAACAAGGCCATTTGATTTATTAAATGCATGTTTTAAATTTTGTTCTATGTTTGTATCAGCTTGTCGAAATGTACCTTCAAAAGGATTTAAAGCCTTTTATGAGGATGCCATTAATGGCGTATTTGAAGACGATTATACATACGTATTATCTCAATGGATTTTAATTGAAACCGGCAAGAAATGTGAAGCAGGAGATATTAAAGAATTTGATATGCGTTTACAGCGAGCAATTGATGTAGCTAAAGAAAACATCAATGCAAATTATGAGAGAGGATATTACACACCCAAACTCAGAGATTTGTGCAAATTACAGACTTCAAGGATAGCTTCACAAAAAGATTATATTAGGATGAAACCTTATGGAATTTTATTGTTTGGCGGTTCATCAGTAGGTAAATCTTCGATTGCAAATGCTATTACACGTTTTATTTTGAAATCGAATGGTTTTCCTTCATCAGCAAATTCAGTGATTGTACTGAATGAGGCTGATAAATTTCAATCAGAATTTCGAACACACCATACAGGTGTTATTTTGGATGATTTGTGTAACAGCACAGTAGAAACTACTGATGGTAATCCATTGTTAAAGGTTATTCAATTTATTAACAATTCACCGCAAGCGGCATTAAATCCGAATGCGGAAT